GAAAATCGTCGAAAAATTGAGACATCTGACGATTTTATGTACGAAATTAAAGAAATTCGGGATAGCAACCCCGTAAAAAGTTCTGATTTTAACGAATCAGGAGCTAAAAACGATGGCAAACTCACCAATTGACAAGGGAAATGATTTTGTGAAGTCAGGAATGACCCTTATTACAGAACTATCTTCCGAAAAATACCTCAAAAAAACAAAAAAATCCAAAAAATACGAAGTTCCAGATAATCGTTACTCAAGACCTTGTGGTGGAGCTGGAGGATTTGATGATTTTGTGGAAAGATGGCATGAATAACTGTCAAAATTGTATCTAAATAAGATAGATTTATAACATCTTCATGCCTGTCGAAAGGGTAAGTAAAGGTTTTAAAGATATTAGTGCTACCTTTCAGGTAAGTGCATTAAATTATGACCTGATTGCACTCAAAAATGAGAGTGCAATTGCCCGATCAATTCGAAATCTTGTACTTACCATTCCTGGAGAGCGATTTTTTAACGAAGATTTGGGTTCTGGAGTATCAAAACTAGTTTTTGATAACATGGACAATATTTCCACATCAATTGTACAAGAAGAAATTGAAAATACCATTAATAATTTTGAACCAAGAGTTAGATTAATTGATGTGAATGTAGAACCAAACTATGATGGTAATGATTTATATGTCACAATTCAATATGAAATCATTGGAATTGATGTTTTACCACAACAATTGTCATTTGCATTACAACAGACACGATAAATGACACTAGTAAATTTTAGCAATCTCGATTTCGATCAAATTAAAAGTTCTCTCAAAGAATATTTGAGAGCAAACTCGAATTTTACTGACTACGATTTTGAAGGTTCTAATTTATCTACAATTATTGACACGCTAGCATATAATACATATATCACTTCGTATAATGCTAACATGGTTAGCAACGAAGTTTTCATTGATTCTGCAACTCTAAGAGAAAATGTTGTTTCTCTTGCAAGAGCTATTGGTTATGTTCCAAGATCAAGAAAATCATCAACAGCAACTGTTTCATTCTTTGTTGATACTTCATCATTACCAATCACTCCACAAACTCTAACTCTTCAACCAGGACTTGTTTGCACAACTTCTACGACTTTTCAGGGATTGAGTTATAGTTTCAATATTATTGACTCGGTTACAAAACCAGTTATTAATAATGTTGCAACTTTTGACTCAATTCAAGTATACGAAGGTACATATCTTACTCAAACATTTACTGTAGATGTAAACAATCCAAACCAAAAATTTATATTATTAAATGCTGGTATTGATGTAAGTTCTATTCGTGTTACTGTTAGAAATACCCAAAGTAGCACTGTAACTCGCAAATTCAGTCTCTCTGAGAGTTTGATTGATATTGGACCATCATCAAAAGTCTTCTTTATTCAAGAAATCGAAGATCAAAGATATGAACTTATCTTCGGTGATGGTGTTTTTGGTGTAAAACTTGACAATCTTAACTATATTGAAGTTTCTTATGTTATATGCAATGGAAAAAGTGGCGACGGAGTTTCAAGTTTTAACTATTCGGGAAGAATTTTAGATAATAATGGAACAACTGTTGTCGAATCAATATCTGAAATTACAACTGATATTGTCTCCAACAATGGACAAGATCTTGAGAGCGTTGACTCAATTAAAAAATTTGCTACACGCATTTATGCTTCTCAAAACAGAGCTGTAACTGCATCAGATTATGAAGCAATCGTTCCAACGATATTTCCTGAGGCAGAATCAGTTTCTGTTTATGGTGGCGAAACATTAGTTCCCCCAAGATATGGAAAAGTCTATATTTCAATTAAACCATACAATGGAGATTTTGTTTCAAGTATCGTAAAAGATGATATTGTAAGAAAACTTAGAAAATACACGGTTGCTGGAATTGTACCTGAAATTATTGATCTAAAGTACCTTTATGTTGAATATGATGCAACCGCATATTATAATCAAAATTTAGCTTCTGGAGCAGGAACAGTTAAATCAGTAATTGAGAGAAATATCTCTGCATATTCGGACTCATCAGAATTAAATCAATATGGAGCTAGATTCAAATATAGTAAGTTCCAAAAAATTATTGATGATAGCGATATATCAATTACTTCAAACATTACAAAAATCATAATTCGTCGCAATTTGCAAGTTAAAATTAATACACTTGCTGATTATGAAATTTGTTTTGGCAATTCTTTTCATTTAAAGAATACAAGAAGTGGATATAATATCAAATCTTCAGGATTTAATGTCGATGGTATTGTCGATACTGTCTACATGAGTGATTTACCAAATGCAGATCAAAAAACTGGTACAATTTTTCTTTTTAGTTTATCATCATCTACAGAACCAATAATTGTTAGAAATAATATTGGTACAATTGATTATGATCGAGGAGAAATTAATTTATATCCTATTAAAATTACAAATGCACTAAAATCAAAAGACGGTATAAAAATTGTAGAAATTTCTGGAATTCCAAAATCAAATGATGTTATTGGAAAAGAGGATCTTTATTTACAACTAGATATTAATAACAGTGTATTGAATATGCAAGCAGATGATATTTCATCTGGAGCAAACATCTCAGGAACAACTTACACAGTAACATCAAGTTATACAAACGGAAGTTTAATCAGATTGTAATATGTCAGAAACAAGAGTAAAGATTAGTTCAATTATTGAGAATCAAGTACCATTGTACGTGAGGGATGAATTTCCTCTTCTTGTAGAGTTTTTATCGCAATACTATAGATCACTAGAATATCAAAGTGGCCCTGCTGATATTATTCAAAAAATTGATCAATATGTAAAGTTAGATTCTCTTACAAATTTAACCGAGTCTACCACTCTTACATCATCAATTGACTTTGGTGAATCTACAATTTTAGTAGAGTCTACAAGTGGATTTCCTGATACTTATGGATTACTTTTAATTGATAATGAAATCATCACATATGAATCAAAAACTTCAACTTCCTTTATCAATTGTGTAAGAGGATTTGTTGGAACAAAATCTTATCATAGCACCTCAGAAAAGGACCAATTAGTATTTTTAGAATCAAATGCTGAAGAACATACAGATGCATCTGTAGTAACAAATTTAAGTGTACTGTTCTTAAAAGAATTTTTAACAAAAGTCAAAAAACAAATTTCTCCAGGATTTGAGGGTAGAAATTTATATACAGGAGTTAATGAAGGATTATTCTTAAAGCAAATAAAAGATTTTTATTCTTCTAAAGGAACAGATAGTTCATTTAAAATTTTATTCAATGCTTTATATGGGGATACTGAATCATCTGTAATAAAACCAAGAGATTATCTGATTCAACCATCGGATGCAGAATATTATATTACAAAAGATCTAGTTGTTGAAGCGTTATCTGGTGATCCAAGAGACCTTGTGGGATCAACTTTATATCAAGATGATGATGGATTTTTTGAAGCTGCAAAAGGAACTGTTTCAAAAGTAGAAAGAATCTTAAGAGGAGAAAAAGAATATTTTGTTGTAAGCCTTGATTATGATCAGGATAAAGATACTGATGTTGCACAGGAATTGGGTGAATTCTCAATTCATCCAAAAACAAGATCTGTAATTGATGTTGGAATTGGGTTAACATCAATTGAAGTTGACTCAACAGTTGGTTTTCCTGCATCTGGAAAACTTGTTGTAAATTCTGCAACAGACTCTGAATTTATCATTGGATATACAGACAAAACAATCAATCAGTTTTTAAATTGTTCTGGAGTAACTCAAGAAATTAATGCTGGACAAGAAATTTCTTTAAACTCATACGCATATGCTTCTGTAGGAATTACTACAACAAATATTGTTACTGTTCGTATAACTGGAGTTTTATCTGATTTAGATATATTGGATAAAACATATTATTATGAAAAGAATGATCTAATTCAAGTTAAATCTCTTGGTTCTGACCTGAATGATCACAAAGCAAATAATTGGTTCTTCAATGTAAGTACAAGATATGATGTAAAATCTCTTGAGTTAATTGATGTCTCTAACTTTACATATAAGGTAAATTTATATGATGAACATGACTTTGTAATAGGAGATTCTATTACACTGATTTCATCAGATAGTCGAGAATTTTATGGTCAAATAATTCCAGAAAATGTTACCGCAACATATTCTTCTAGCGTTACTGGGTTTGATAATAAAACGTCCTTTAACATAAGCGGCCAGGGGCAATTGAATGCTTCTAGTTTTTATACTGTAAGAAAAAATATATCTAAAGTATCAACTACAAATTATTCGGAAATTGAAAAATACACATCTAATATTCAAAATGTTTACACGGATTTAAGTGATGCTTTATATGTAGCATCAAATTCTTTTCCATCATATTACAATAATCCATTAGAAATTGTCGATAGATCTATTACTTTCTCTGGGTCTTTTTCTGGAACTCAACTATCTATTGGAGTTCATAATTTCGTCACTGGAGACGCGATCATTTATAATCCAACTAGTAATTCAAATAAGTTGGATTTATTTCCGGGGATATATTTTGTCAAAAAGGTTGATAACACAACAATAAGTATTGCAAGAAGTAGAGAAAATATCTATACAGAAAATTTCATTACAATAAACGGAACAGTTACTAATAATAAATTCTTTTTACTTGAATTTAGTGATGGATTATTGAATGAATCAAAATTACAACCTCAAAAGTTAATTAGAAAACTTTCTACTCCTGTAGATGATACCTTAGTTCATACAACACCGGTAGGATCTATTGGAATTTTTGTAAATGGTGTTGAGTTATCAAACTATAAATCAAATGATTATGTTTTTTATGGTCCAATAGAAAATGTTATAGTAACTTCACCAGGATCTGGATATGATATTGTTAGCCCACCAATACTAACAATTGATGATGATTTAGGATCTGGAGCGACGGGAATTGTCACCGTAACGGGGTCTTTAGTAAGAGTAGATGTTATTGATCCTGGTTTTGATTATCTTGAAGATCCCATCATCACAATTACTGGTGGAGGTGGAGTTGGTGCTATTGTTGAGCCAAATCTTGTTGAATTTGATCATTCATCTACTTTTAATTCTGAAACAAGTGCATCTGCAATAAACACTACAAACAACACAATTGGATTTGGAACTTTTCATAAATTTAGAGACTCTGAGCAAATTGTTTATGATACTCAAGGAGGATCTGGTGTTGGTGGACTTACTACGGGAGCAAAATACTTTGTTTCAGTTCAAGATGGATCTACAGTAAAACTTCACAAAACTTTTAATGATTCTGCAGTTGGAATAAACACAGTTGATTTAACTTCATTTGGCACCGGAAATCATCGACTTATATCTGTTGAAAAAAAGAAAAAAATCGGATCAGTATCGGTTATTAATGGCGGTAGTGGTTATGTAAGTGGTGGATCATCCATATCTTTAACTATAAAAAGTAGAATTGGAGTGTCTACTTTAACGGGACAAAATTTTGATGCAGTTTTAAATCCAGTTTTTAGAGGAGAAATTACTTCAGTTTCTTTAACATCTAATGGAGTTAATTATGGAAATGAAGAGATAATCAATTATGACAAACAACCTTCATTTACACTTAACAGTGGATCTGGAGCAGAAGTTTTCCCTGTTATATCTGATGGTAGAATTAAACAAGTATTTGTCACTAATGGTGGTAGTGGATATAATTCCGTCCCAAACCTTGTTATAAGCGATTCTGACGGGGTTGGTGCAGTCTTTTCACCAGTAGTCAATAATGGACAATTAGTTGAAGTAAAAGTAATTTATGAAGGTATTGGATATTCTGATGGTACAAATATTGATGTAATAGCAGCAGGGTCAGGAGCCAAGTTTGAAGCGCAGATTACCTCTTGGAATATAAACAACGTAGAAAGACTGCTTCTCAATAACCAATTAACAAGTGATGATGGTATTTTACAAAAATCTAAAAAAGATTCTTTTGGATTACAATACACTCATGCATATGCTGCCAGGAGTTTAAGACAATCATCTTTATCTCAAGAAACAGTAGGTGATACAACAATTTTTGTGCCAGACTTAAAGACTTCTGGTGGATCTGAAATAACATCTGTTGCCCACTCACCAATTATTGGTTGGGCATATGATGGAAATCCAATTTACGGTCCATATGGATTTGATGCATCAGGAAACGTCAAACGAATGGTGTCTGGATATACACAATCTCTAAGCACTAATCGTCCAAATATTTTAAAATATCCTCCAGGATTTTTCGTAGAAGATTATACTTATAATTCTTCTGGAGATCTTGATCAGTATAATGGAAAATTTGGAATTACTCCCGAATATCCAGATGGTGTTTATGCATATTTTTGTACTATTAATTCAGTTAATGATTCTATAGGTCCATTCATATCTTTTAGAAAACCAGTTTTCCCTTATGTGATTGGAAATAGTTACAAATCAAGTCCAATAGAATTTAATCTTTTAGTAAGTTCAAATCAAGACGAAATCAATATTAATGAAACTGGTTGGAGTAGAAACACTTCACCATATCATTTTACTTACTCTAGAAGTTATTATGATTTTGTGTTAGATTCCAATAAAATTAAAAAGCAATTAGCATTTGTCAAAAATACTACAAAATCTGGAATAGATTCTATTGGTATTAAAACTGGAGGAACAAATTATCAAATTGGAGATACAATAACTTTTGATAATTCTGGAACTGGTGGATTTGGAATTGGAGCTGAAGTTTCTTTACTGGACGGAAAAGAAATAACAAATATTGGGATAGGAACATCAACAGTAACTGGTGTTCAAATGGTTTCTCTTGGTGATTTCAGACAGTTTGTTGGGTATGCAACAAATCCACATGCATTTGCCGATAATGAACTAGTTTCTTTTTCGGCAACTGGAATAAGTACCAGTGGAAAAATAACAGTTGTCAATAATAGACTTATATTGTCAACGGGAATTGGATCTACAGGATATACCGGTTTGGTTACTTATTTTGATGTTAATGGAAGTTTAGATAATATAAAAGAAAATGATATATATCAAATTCTCAATGAACAAGTAAAAATACTAAATGTTGATACACAGTCATCTAGAATTCGTGTTTTACGTAGTTTTAATAATACTCAAGGAATTTCAACAATTTCTGCTGGTGTTGCAATAACTGAAAAGACGCGAAAGTTTAATTTAACTTTTGGTATTTCTACATCTACATATAATCTTAAACTTGATAGAGAATATTACTTTAATCCAGCAGAATCTGTTGGACTGGGATCAACTGCAGGCCCTGGAATAGGTTATACTTTAACTTTTTCAAATCCAGGGGCAGGAATTACACAAGTTAAT